GACCTTTCTTGTTACTCATCAGCCATTTCAGATCTGATTCTTCATTCTGCCTATTTAGTTTTTCTCGAAGGTCTTTATTTTCCTTCGTTTGCTCTTGACCTCGAATGTCTAGCGGATCGTAGTTACTCACTTTTAAAATCTAATCATTGTCTGTAAAGCACGGGTACCGCTTATTTGACCTCAAGCACATACCCTTCAAGGGTAATTGCTTCATTGACTGTTCCAGACTTGACATAAATGATGAGCGTCTGTGCAGCCGAATAATCCTTTGTAATAACAACATTTGCCGCATTCAATACGCCGTGACCAAGAGATGTAACTGGTGGACCAACAAGCGTTGTCGGTGTACGCGCATATGCAATTTTGCTGATATATGCAGACAACATTGATGCTGTAAGTGTTCCTGTATTGACCCAGTCAACACCACCATACTGCACAGTAATTGCCTTGTTGTTTGCATTTGACACAAGAGTAAAAATCATAGAAAGGTTCATGTAACCAGTCCTTGTGATTTCTCCTGCTCCAACTGTAAAAGACGCAACGGGAATATTTGTTGTAATAAGTCCCACGGTTGGAACGCCGTAATAACTTGTCGCTGTGTGAGTACCAGATCCTGCTGCCGTGACATTGACTCCTGCTCCACCAACAGTTGCAGAAACCGTAAATGTGCTTGTATTCAACACATTGTTTACATAATAGGTCGTTGCAAGAGAAAGACCAGTAGGAAGAGTTCCAGTCGTCGTCAAACGAATTCCATCATTCAATGAAAAACCGTGACTTGCACATGTAAACACACCAGGAGATTGAATACCAATCGTGACAACATTTGCAAGGAACTTAGATGCAATGTCGATTGCAGTTGTGCTTACATATGTCATTGCGTAGATGCCATTCACTCCGCTTCCAGTTCCATCCCAAGACACATAAACACCAAGACCATCTGATGCTGATGTAAGACTATGAATTCCAGCGCTACTAATACGGGTAAGCGTGGAACTTGCGCCAGCGGCAGCCGTAAGCGTTACAAATGTAGCGGCACCAGAAACAGCACTCACAGCAGTTCCAGAATTGTAAATCTTTGAAAATAATCGTTGATCTGTACCATTTTCATTTTTTACGCCAACAAGGTTGTTGTTTTCGTCATAAAGAAATGGAGTGTTATTTTTTTGTTTGAGTCCCATTGAATTGTTCCTTTATTTTTAATAGAGAGCGACAAGATTTGCGACAACAGTAGCAGCGCTTACATTTGTAGCGCGAAGAAAAATAGTTGATCCGCTGACAGGATTTGAAAAGACGACAGAGTCTCCATTTGCCATAGTGACTGTCATGCTTGTCCCGCCAGTTCCGACATAGATTGCGCGGCAAACTGGAAACGGAGTCGCCACAACGATTGCGGCTGCATATTCAAAACTGTTCGGCGAAGATGCAATTGATAATGATGCTGGGATTGCCATTGTTTACTCCTTAAACTTGACTTGGTGAAGGTGATCCATATCCACTAAATTGGTTCATGACATCCATCAAAGCGTTCTGTTGACCGCTTCCTGTTGGCGACTGTGCCAAATTCTTTGCAGTTGCCGACTGTTGTTCCATCATCGCAGACTGCTCCTTCGCAGCCATTGCCTTGTTTCGAGCGTCTCGAATCATTGCAACCTGCTTGCCAGCCACAATCAAATTCGGATCAACGCCAAGCATGTCGGAATATGAGTCTGCCCACTTGTCAGAATCAAACTTGTCCAGCACATCAGGCTTCATCTGGGCAATTGCGCCAAGGTTGCCAACAAATCGATCAACGCTATTCGTTCCAATCGCCCGTTGAGCCTGTGCCAACATCGAAACAAACTCAACTTCCAACTCCATGCCCTGCAACTCTGGTGGCGCTGGCGGAACAATCCCAGCCTGAATCATGTGCTGAAAAGTAATGTCGATAAGTGGGTCAAGTAACTCGTTGTGGAGGCGCTCGATCACAGGACCAAGCATCAACAACTTCTCTTCGTGCCGTTCAGCAACCTCTGTCGCAGTCATACGCGTATCAGTCGCATTTGCCAACATCATAAACAAGTCAGCGTAAAAAGACCCACGAACACGCTCACGGACATCCTGAATGTCGCCAAGAAGGTGCTGTAGATTCAAATTCACCTCGAACGCCGTCTTAATACCCTGGCTGCCACCGTCAACAAATGTAATACCGCCAGGCAAACTCTCAACATCTCGGTTCTTCATCGAGTTCGGCACCTGAAGAGGTGGCTTTGTCTGATAGTCAATGACCTGAGCCTTACGCAACTGCTCATGCTGCAACTGCTTGATGTCGCCAAGAGCCTCCATACCAGGGGAATTGCCGTAGATGTCGCCGCCGACAACGCTCCAGCGCGGACACATCACTGGGAAGTGCTTGTATCCACCCTCTCGCAAAAATTTCCCGTCATCTCCACCAACCTCAAAGTAACAACTGCGAAATGGCATGTTCTTCGCATCCTTCTTCGACGAATCCCTGTCCTCACGAGGCTCAATTGCATGAATAATCGGTATCCACTGATCCAAACTGCCTCGGTCATACAGATTCCTGACAGAATGAGAACAATTCTTGTAACCAAACTCCTTGACGAGTTCGGCAACCGTCTTGTCAAACTCTCGGTACAAAGTGCAAACCATTCCCTGATAGTCAGACGCAATGCAGTACTCGCCGACAGTCACAGGGTAATGATGAATCACATTCTTAAAGTCTGGCAACACAATACTGACAGCCGTTCCAAACGCTCCCAGTTCCTCATACATCTGATGCAGAGACCTATATGTGTTCGACTGCTGAAAAACAGACTGCATCCTCTTCGTCACCGTGTCCAGCCACAACTTGACTGGAGAATATGCATTCAAATCAGGATCCCCAGTCCCTAGACGAAACCACTGACGGGCAGGAGAAGTCGCACCAGCCATCATGCCAGCGCCAAGAGTTCGCAAGGCGCGAGTACCAGTATTGTCGTAAATGTTGTTGTGACGGCGATACCCACGGTTCCTGTCCTGCTGAAAATATCGACCGTTGCGAGGCAAAATGTAAGAAGTAATTTCCTGCCAATGTGCAATCCAACTCGCCCGTTCAGACTTCAAATGACCAAGACGGGTAAGCAATTGCTCCCGCTTTGGTGCGCCCTTGTAAGACTGATTGTCGGGTGAATACTGCATTAACTTCCAAGAAGAGATGACTTGCCAAGTGCAAGAGAATTCGGGTCAACACCAGTCGGACCAGTCAACATAGTTCCATTTGCACCACCACTTGATGCAGCCGAAGCGGCTTGCATAATTCCTGCAATGTTTGGTTGCTGCCTGTTCGCTTGATTCACAACCATTTCGCTTTGCTTGCGCTGACTCTGAGCCGCATTCACTGCTTGCTTTTGCGCTGATTCTTGTTTTCTCAATGCATCCGCTTGCTTACGCTTGGCATCTTCGCCAGCAGCAATTGTGTAGCCGAGACCTGCCGCACCAACGGCTGCTGAGCCAATTGCCAAAGCGCCAACGGCTGCCGCTCCTGCTCCTGTTGCCCCCAAAGCCGCACCTACTACTCCTGCTGCTGCAATTGCTCCAGTCATGTCATTCTCCTGTAATAATCGTTGTGTTTAAATCTTCGTAACGCCTTGACGCAAGTAAATGAGACTCCGATGTAAATTCATCTTCTGCATCCTCAACATTCGTTGCAGTTGTCGCAAACAACATCGTCATGTTCGTGTCGCTATGAGCCACAAACAACTGCTTGCGACCAGCACTCGCAACTAAAACCTGATACCCATCAATCTCATACTCCTGATCGTTGGCGTACACGGTGACATTCCCACTCACAATAAGCATTGTTGGAACCAAAATAAACGCACCAGCAATAGCCACTCCCGCAGGAATGACAAGAGATCTCGAATACATACCGCCATGCAAAGTGTGATGCACAGGCAAATCAACCTGCGGCATCTTCAACATTTCATTTTGCACAACTCGAACCTTCTCAATTGCAGCCTCACTCATCACCGCAATTCTTGAACTGTTTGTTGCAAGCGATGTCATTGAATTGCCTTAAAAAACACTTCGTTTGTATGCGAATATCCAATGTTCGGCATCAACTCATTTAAGCGACCACCCATCGGTGCGCTGACAAGAATCCCAATTGCACCCATGTCCCTAGCAATAAATTCCATCTCTCGAATCAACATCATGCCAGCACCACTACCACGATGCTCCTTTGAAACAAATATGCTTTCAGTTACCGCCAAAATCTGACTGTAATGCGGCATCTTTGTCACAATCAATGATGAAAATCCAACAAGAGAATCATTTACAAACGCTGCTGTAAAGTGAATCATATTTAGATTTTCAAGCGAATAATAAGTAGAACTGTCGTAAACACAGCGCGGAAGACCAGAAATTTGGCACTCGTCCGCATACTCAGAAACTAAAAAATCAAACTCTGGACGAGTCGATAGTTCTGCAAATGAGATGCGCTTAATTTCAGTCATACTCGTTTTCAATACTGAAAAATTATTGCCAACACAAGACTTACGGGTACCTCTTCACAATCATTTCTGAAACTCAGGAGCGTATGGGTCGTACTCGTGATGAGTCCTCTTCCTCAAACGAGTCGCAATGTCATATGGCACACGCTTCGAAACTGGGTACGCAAAGGTCAGGCACAAAGCATCTGCGATGTCAGGGCTTCCACCGCCTTGCAAACGCTTCTTAATGTCATCCTTTGATTCCAAAACTTTTCTCCCACTCGCGTCATACCAAAAAATAGGTGTGGCGAGTTCCTGCTTCAAGTTCGCGCAATCGGGGATGGCACCCCCCCCTTCGATCCACTCACGCATGAGCCACCACATTTCCATCCGCCGATTCGCAAATTGTTTGTCCATCACCGCCTTCCCGCCAAATGGGACTTCGATGGGGTCATAGTCGAGTTGGCGCAGTCGGTCGATCACTCCGCTTCCTGCACCTGCGTCCACGAACACAGCATCGGGTTGCCAAGCCTCGATGACGCTTGCGACTCGACCCGCCAAGTCCATATTGTCGATGCCCCTGTAGATCAACGGCTCGAAGCACACCAAGCCTTGACGCTTGCAGATGACTGACCTGTCATCGCCGAATCGTGCAGGATCAACGCCAAGTATTCGAGGCGCAGATTCAATATCCTTGTCAACATATTCACGCCGTGATGCCGTGATCGCATCGGAGAGAGAGATCAATTGATCTTCAGCGGATGCATCGAAGTCGCACAGATATTCTCTTGCAAATGCGACCTCGGACATATCCCTTTTCAATCGATCCACTTCCTTGGAGTCGAGTGAATTCGTGTCATAAACTGTATATTTTGCGCCGTACCAATCTTCAAGTGTGAGAGACTTTTGGAATAGTTCGCTGAATAGATTTACGCCATTGGGTGTTCCAATGAATACTGCCCAGCCGTGTCGATCCGATGTCGCAGGTTGCAGGACATCGCTCCAAATTTCAGGCTTGCATTGTGCCACCTCATCGATGACAACGCCGTCAATCCGCAAGCCTCGCATTGCGTTGGGATTGTCTGCGCCGAACAGTCGAATCATGCTCAAATTGTGCTTGAATTTGAT